TCACCTGCATAGGTAGAAGTGATTGTAGGAAGTGCGAAATTTTGTCTTGTTTTCATTTTTTCCTTTTTTAAAAAGTTAATAATTTTTATTTATAAAGTTTTGATAAGAATGAAGATTGTGAATTTGCTTCTTTCTTACCATAATTTTTTCTATTTGTTTCAATAGAGAATTTCATTGCTTCTTCAACTGGTGCTCCATCTAATTTAGGGAGTTCCATTTCTTCTTCAACTTCTTCTACTACTTTTTCATCGGTTGCTGGCATCATTGCTTCCATTTTAGCAATTTTCTTTTCCATCTCTTCGATTCTGTATGCCATGCTTTCCATTTTCTTACCTAATTCGATTTCGATTTCAGGCTTCTCATCTTCAGGCTTTAAACCTGCTTCTGCATCTTCTGGAAGTGTATCCACTTCTTCAGTTTCTTCAGCACCTTTAAAAGTACCTTTCATTTCAGAACCTGGAGCATCAGGAACTTTATCACTTTCTGTGTAAGTACCTGCTTCTGGGATGTCTTTCTTTTTCACCATTTCAAGTTCAACGTTTTCTCTTTCAACGATAACACCATCTTCAGTTCTTACTTTGATAAGATTCTCACTACCTGATTCATCTTTCAACATCAACTCATGTGTTCCGTTTGGAGCTGGTGATTTAGTTCCATCTTCTGAAACTACTTCTAATTTTTCTCCTACATCAAAGGTTGGAGATTCTACGATAGTTCCGTCTGCTAATTTAGCATATGTTAATTCCACTTCATTTACTGAAAGGAACTCTACTATCTTGTTCAATACGTTTTTTGCGTTCATAATTTTTAATTTTTTAAATGCAGTTAATATAATAACATTAAAGTTGTTTTTTATAGTAATTTTTTTATTTTTATGCGAATGCAATTAGATTCCATGCACTTCCGCTATAGAAGTATAGATTGGATGCAGATACTGCTAATTGTCCATCAGCACCTCCAGGGAGTGGGTCTAACTGACCTAATTGTAGAACATCGGTAATAGTTACACTTCCTGTTACTATAATATCTCTTTCAGAATTTACAGCGCTATAGTTTCCTTGTCCATCATTTGTTGCGTAGAACCAATCCGATCCACCATCATTAATACTTACTCTATCACCTGTTGCAATCATTGAAATTGATCCAGTTTCAGATGAAGCATTTACAGATACAGATGTTCCGTCATTGTAATTGTATATACTTAAGAATCCATTAACAGTATCTAAATCTATTTGTCCTAATGCACCTGAAACATAAACTGCTCCTGTTATAAATTGGTCTCCAATAAATGTATTACTTCCAGTTGTTGCGAATGCCGTTGTATCCACTTGGAATGAAGATGTTGCCACCTCATATGTTATTCCACTTGCATTACCCGCTAAAACATATCCGTTAGAAAGTGATGCAGTTAATGAGCCTGTTATGATTAATTGGCCATTAAGTGATGTGCTACCACTTACATTGAATGTACCTTCTACAAATGTATTAGAGCCTGAATCGATTAAGAAACCGGTCTTTCTTACTACACCTGCACTTCCTGATGTACCTGTACCAACTACAAATATATTTTCTGCACTTGTATTTCTTGTACCATCTGCATTCCATCTACCAGTAAATAGTGAACCATTATTTTGGCCACCTACTCCGTTATTTGTATTATTGAATATACCTGTACCAATTATATTTAATCCATGTCCTAAAACTGCAGTTGCTCCGATAGCTTGTTCACCTCCACCAACTGATGCAGATATTTGATTACCTGCCATCAATACTGAAGTAATTGTTTTTGCTACTGCTCCTGTTGCCGATCCTGAATAAAGAATATTATTACCAACTCCACCAAATAGTGCAGAAGTAACTAACGAAGTTATCCTATTAGCTGCAGTTGTTATTGCGCTAGTATCTGCATCCGAAGATACTGTCCACGTATTCAGATTGTTATTAACTAAACTAAATGAACTCGATGCTCTAGCATTAAGTTGAAGATTACCGTTAATATTATTTTGAGTTATAGTAACACCACTACCTAATGTTGGTGCAAATACCGTATTATCGGTTACACCAAACACACCATTTATAATATTATTTGAAACTGTATACGCTTTACTTCCTGATTGTATATTGAATGTTGCAGTACCTTGGAGTGAGTTACCATTAAATTGATGTATCTGTGCCGTTGCAGATGCAGATACAGGTCCATTATATGTTAATGTACCATTTAATATACTATTGCTATTAATAGATATCCTTGTACTACCACTTGCTCCTGTATTTATTTCAGCAATAGAACGAGATGATGCATTGAGTGTTAAAGTTCCACCTATAATTGAGTTACTTGAAACATTTATTATACCTGGTTGTGAAACTCCTGGAACACCAACATTACCTAATGCATTAATTGTTACCGTACCTTGTGAAAGTATATTACCACTATATGTGTGTGTACCTGGGTTTGGTGATTGATTTATTGTGAATGATCCACCATTACCATTACTGATTATGTTACCATTCATCGCAGGTCTACTACCACTTATACTCGCTGCACTACCTGTAATTGTTGGTAATATTGTACCTGCACCAGTATTTAATGAGTTTAAGAATAAGTTAGAACTTCCACCAACGTAATTTATTCTACCCGCAGAAGCTGCAGTTGCATTTACAAATATATTATTACTACCTGATATAAGTGTAGTACCTGTTAGGTTATTATTTTTGAATACTAAATTTGCGTAAGCCTGTGCACTTGAAGTTAAATGTAATATGTTTGCTGCACCTGAAGTAAATGTATTTGCAGTAATTAATAAACTACCTGAAATAGATTCAACAGATGGATTTACCAATGTAGTTCCACCACCGCCACTACCAAATGATGATGTGGAGACTGTTGCGGTTCTACCATTAGCATCACCTACCCAAACATATCCTTGCTGCAATGAAGCAGTTAAAGTTCCTGTTAAGTGTAAGTTAGATGCTGATACATTACCTTGTACGGTTAATAATTGTGTTTGTCCACCAACTGATGATGAAAGAACTAATCCTAATCCACCGCCTGCAGAACCTACATCAATCGCATCAAATCCTCCATCTAATTTCATTCCTTTGAAGAACTTAACATATCTATCGTTCAATCCCATTGTGATAACCTTATCATTGGATGGTTGTTGAACGAATGCTAAATCACCAACTTGGAATTGTGAAACAATTGACCAGAATGATCCTGTTCCTGGGATAACATTACTACCGCTAGCTCTGATGAAAATTCCACCATCATTTTCTCTCAAATCAATATATCCACCAATAATATTATCAGATACATCTATACTTCCACTTACTATTTGCTCTCCTCTAAATGTATTACTTCCGGTTGTTGCAAATCCTAATCCGTTTAATGATTTATTTTTCCATAAACCATAAGATGCACTTTCGTATTGTAATACATCTCCTGTTTGTGGGTTTGTTATTTGAACATTATGTAATTCATTTATTTCCCAGCCATTATTAATATCAACATATATTGAACCATTGTTCTGTTGTGCACGAAGCACTTGTCCTAATACAACAATTTGATTAGGTGCTTGTGGTTGAACTCTTGTGAATTGACCGGAAGATGAAAGATAAACTATATCACCTGCAGTATATCCCAAAGTAGGGTCTGTATTAACACCTGTTACAACACCATTCACAACAACTTCCACATCTGCGCCTGCTGCTGATGAGTATCTCAACAAACCAAATGTATTAGATGAAAGCGTTTCAGTATCAAATGAAGCAGTAGTAAATATTGGGTTATCACCTGCTGCAGATGTAATGTGAACGACAGTTCCTGCTGCAAGTGTAGATGTACCTCCATTTCTAGCAACTACTATAAGATTTCTAGCTACAGATGCAGTTGCAACTGATAACGATGCAGTATCAGCAGTAGTTAGTATTCTGTTTCCGTTTATGCTACCACTACCTACAATCAACACACTACCACTTAATACTTGCGTATCAGTTAATTCATCACCAAGTTGATTACTACCTGATGAGAATATTACAGATGATGTTTCATAAAGTGTTTTAACATAGGTAAATGATGCAGATACCGCAGTTATATTTGTGAATGTTTGATTTGCAGTAAAGTTATTATCTACATCAGTTCTTGCAAACGAACCTGTTTCAGATTCAGTTATCCAACTTCCACTTTGTCCACCTAATGTACTCCATTTGGCATCATTTGATCCTGTATATGTTGCAAGAGTTGCATTCTGTGTTTGTTGTGATGCTGTGAATGCATTCAATGCACTTACATTACCACCACTAGCTGACACTGCAGTTATTCTTGCATCGAAAGAAGCAGAATCAGTAGTATATACGGTTTGATTCACATTAGAATCAATCATATCTACATTAAATGATCTTAATCTAGCGGGTGTTATATATCCGTTATTATTATTCGGAAATTCCGTATTGTTTTGTACCTTTAAGGCCTGTTTGCTTAATTCTGGCATATCTTATGTAGTTTTAATCTAGTATAATATCAAATCCATCAGAGTATCCATCGGAGAATCCACCACCTTTTGTTCTTGTTGGTGATTCGATTACACCAATACCCTGATTCATTAAGTACCCTTGGCAACATTTAACATCGTATGTATTTGAATCCAAACACAAACATGCTCTTCTGCTATTCTTTGGTGAACTCAATCCTAATGTTGGTCCAATGAATATGCCACTATTGTTTTCTCTGTTTACAGAATAACGAAGATTACCGTTTCTGCTATTACTCCATTTAGGCATGAATACTTTTTTATTAATAACAAAAGAATACGTATCTATAATTATCGATTACCCAATTTGGCAAGCGATTCCTTATGTATTAAACTTTCAACCATTGCCTTATCTGATTTATAACATAGATAAAGCAAACATTTCTCTAAAGGTTCTTCAGCGATAGAGTCGAAGCGGGAGATATCACCAGATGCGAGCTCAACAATTGTACCATAGCTTCCCCACTTCTTTGCAAAATTGGCTTGATGTTGGGATGCACTTCCTCCTTCATCGAAGATTTCAGGGTAGCGCTCAGCAAGTCCGTTAATAAATTGAATAAAAAAAAAAGTGCCCCAAAGTGTACACTCATAGGTACATCTAACCATTTATCTGAATCACCAAACCCTTCGTATTTCTTTATTGAATAGTTGCCTAATGTTTTTGTTTCTACAGGTCTGTAAAGAACACTCATTATTTTCTGCCAATTAGTGTCTATTGTTATTTGACCAAACTTTGTAATATCAGCATAAGCACCATAACTCATATTAGATAGATTAGGTTCGAATCCATATTCAGTATCGCCTATTCTAACAAACTGTTGCAATTCCAAATCTGTTTTTCCAAGGAATTGCATTAACTCCCATTTCAAAACATTGTAATCATCTACTGATATACCTTTTACCATATCAGGCTCTAACCCACATAGGTGATACAATAAGATAGCACTTGTTGCTTCTTCATCATCTTCATAGTTCTTTAATTCACTTTGCAATGTTAACCACTTTCTTAATGTGATATCATCGTAGCTTGTTGGAATACTTAATTCAATTTGTTTTTGTGCCATATCCTAATAAATTTATTATTGATGTTAGTTTTTTTACTTTTGCATCAGCGTTTTTTACATACGCATCCATTGCAATCATTTTAGCCTGTAAATCTTCATTCTCTTGCCTCAAATACTGAACATATTCTAATAGTTCTTTTATTTCACTTTCAGACCAACTCTGTTCTTCTTTTACCTGTTCCATTTTCATATCCTTTATGTCTTTTATCTTTTACACATTGTTGTGCATTCATACTATATGTTCCCCACATTAAATTATCTACATTATTGTTTTCAGGATTATTATCCTTATGCATAACAAGTGGATAGTTATTTGGATTGGATATAAATGCTTCTGCTACTAATCTATGAACTGATACCTGTTTGCCTGTTGGGTATAAATCAATGTTTATATACTTTCCCTTTTTAACCAAACTTCTTAACTTACCTTTTATCAATCTCAATCCGCCATAGTTATGCTTAACATATCTATCTTTACTTTTTATTTTACCCCTTGTACTTACTTCATAATATTCTTCAAAGCCAGGTGCATCTTTCCAAATCTCTTGCATAGTTTTTATTTTCAATATACGATTAAATTCTAACTCCACCAACTGTTATACTATATGTTCCTCTTGCAGTTGCTTTCTGTGATAACTTCATCATGCAACAATATCTAGCCGCGTCAATAAGGTGATCGAGACCACCTTCTGGAACATCAGTAACATATCCATGCTTATCTTGTGAATACTGATACGCATACATTTCGTTGATTAAGTTCTGTGATGTTTTAAGTATACGGATTTTATAATTCTGCATTACAGCAATACCAAACTTAATACTATCTTTTCCTTTTATTACAGGCTTAATATTAAATCCACTACGATATAGTTCTTCTATCAATCTGGGTTCAGCACTATCTGCCCATATTTCTTCTGATTTAGTTATATCCCACTTGTGTAATAAATCAACTATATCCTTTGTTACCAATCCTTTCTCATAGAATATTTCTTCTAAATAAAGCGTATCTGATGATTTATAAACTGCTACCAATGCAGTCGGGTCTTGTGAGAAACCAAAGTCAATACCAAATCCTACAAAGTCGGCATCTATATTATCAACCAATTCAAATTGAAATATCGCTTTATCATTTGGTGCGAATTCCCCTTTACCATAAATTTTATAATACTTTGGGTTTTTCCATTCCAGGTCTTCAATTGCTTTAACCATTTCCTTTGGTAAGAATGTATTATCTCTATATGTTGTAACGAATCTTTCACAATCACTCATCTGTCTTAACCAATGATATGGTGATACAGTTGGATTGTATGCAAGTATGATTTGCCCTGATGTACGTATACT